ATGTCAAAAAAACAACATTCACCAACAACCTATAAAGTTTGCTCGATGATAGCTTATATTATAAGTGCTATCTGTTTAATTATAGGTGTTATATCTTTTGTAGTAGGAGGATTCTTATTTATAATCCTGGCAATCTTTACGTTTTTATTAGGTCGAGGTTGGAAAAAACAATATTTAACTATGCTTTCTCAACCAGCTACGGAGGTATCAGATTCTAAAATACAAGGACCAATTAAGCCGATTGTTAAACAAGAAAATAAATTGAATGTCAGTAAAGTTGAAACTCATAAAGTGACAGGTGTATCATTTCGAGAAAATGAAATTTTAGAACTCGGATTAGAAAACGAATACTATGATCTATCATGTAATGAGTTAACGGAATTAGGTTATTGGGATGAACGTATTTATCAATACGAGTTTAATACAAATAAGGTTGAATTATTACCGGAACCAACTAATCCTCACGATCCTAAAGCTATAAAGGTTATGATCGACGATGTACACGTCGGTTATATAAAAGCTGGATCATGTTCACGTATTCATAATTTATTAAATGATGACAAGATTTTAAAAATAGAATGTGAAATACGAGGAGGTAAATATAAGTATATAGGATATGACGATATAAAAGATTCGTATTATATCACTAAAGATACAGCTCCGATATCAGTTCATTTAAAATTATACATAAAATAATTAAGTTTTGAAATTTAGAAAAGATTATAACGGTGAATAGTTTATTTCTTTAAAAATGAATGATATACTTAATAAAAAAATAACGGAGGTTTTATACTATGGCACTATTTGGAAACAAAGAATCAAAAGAAGAAAAGAAAGCTCGTAAAGAAGCTGAACTATTAGCGAAATTCGGTTTGGAAGATTTAACAGGTAAGGATTTAGAATCAGTAAAAACGATTGTAAACGAATTAGCTGGTACAAAATTAATGGAAACTGGTTTAGCATTGTCAGGCGTAAAAGCTGAGGAACAAATTAAAATGTCCAATTTATCAGCTTTAGTAGAACAAAATTGGATCATCATTAGACAATTGAATGAACTCAATAAGAAATTAGATAAATAATAGAAGATCCAGACAGTGAAGAAGGATTTAATTTTTGCCCATGGTGTGGCTCTAAAATGAATCCCGTAATAAATAGAAATTAAAAAAAGAGGTCTAAGGATTAAAACTCCTAGACCTCTTCTTATTTTACTCTGATACCTCTGAGACTTCATATAAGCCTCATATTCTAATTTTAAACGATTTACCGATAACTTGTTAGGTTATTACCGAATATTCGTTAATTTAAAGCGTAATTAAGCCTTTCTGATATAATCCGCTGATACAAAACCGTAAACTGTATCCTTAATCTTAACATAATACCAGGTGTTACCTTTTTTATCTTTTAGAGTATCACATACCTTAATCTTTTCTCCCTTATTAATAATTGGATATCTTTTAATATTGGAATATCCAGTGCCGGCTCCGGTTCTAACATTGAGTGCGCTCGCTGTTACTTTTCCTACCCATTTAGTCGTTTTATTAGGAGTTGAAGTAGTTTTCTTTTTTTTGATATGGGATACAGTCGCTTTAGATCCTGTAGAGGTATTCATGGCTGTGTGATGCCCCTCCCTGATCAGTACGTCCCCCGGTTTTAAGTATGCATCGGAAATAGTGTATTTACTAGCTGTATGTACACTAAATCCATGATCATTAAATTTGCTTCTCATCGTCGATGTAGTTGGAGCATTAGCATCTGATCTCATGCTTGGAATCAGACAGCAATAGCAAGCATAAATAAAAGCGCTACAGTCTGTCTCTGTTTTTTTACCTGATGCGATATAAGCGTCTACATCCCACTTATATTTTTTGAGCATATTGTATAGCGTGTTTCGTTCGCTCTGATCATATCCAACCAGATTGCTTTTAGCTAATTTGATTGCGATCTTAGAAGCTTTCGATGCAACACTTGAATTTTTATATCTTAACATTACATTCCAAGGTTTCTTATAAAAAGACCTTGTACAAACTTCTCTGCCGGTCTGATCTCCCGTTTTCGCTTTTCCATCCCAACCGGCGTTTCCGTTTTCTGAAATACTTGCATGAACTAACATATTTATTCCTCCTCTTTAAGCTGTGATACATTCATTAGTACACATACAATTCCTGAAAGAATAGCAGAACTAGCTACTACATTCCAATCTACAGCGCTTAATACCAGGCTAGACCCGATAACACCTACCGCTGTTTGTGACATTGTTTTAACTGTTTTGATCGCTGTTTTTTTAATCCATTTCTTCATGATGTTCCTCCTTTTGAGTTGGTAAATTTTTAAATTTTTCATGTATTTCATCCATAACGCCATTGGCTCCGAGATTGTGATATTGTTTCCACATATTTTCAAAGTTTTCTTTAGCGTAGATGGGTGCGTATCCTTTATCTTTATATTTGTTATACGACGTGATAAGTCGATCTCTTAATAAAGCCTGTGTACCGTAACACATAGCCTCTATCTTTTTATCTTGTACTTTAATTTTTTTTACGATCACACTAATGATCGGTATTCCTATTCCGGATCCAAGCACTAATTGGATCCATTGAAATGTAGTTATCATATATTTGTACCTCTCTTAATCAATCCAAAAATCAATGTTAATATTCAGCGTCAATTCTCCGTTTTGATATGATCCTGATACTATATCGTAAATCCAATCAATGTTAATCTTACCATCACTATTAATAGTCATTTTAGCGATTCCTACGTTAGTTCCTGATATCATCATCGATATATCATTTTTAGGTATATATGTGTTTCTTAGGGTACATACTACATTACTAGCATTACCGTTATAATCGGTTGTTGTATTTAATGTACCTGTTACATATACGTGACTTCCAATCTTACAATATTTCAAAGCCGAATTAGAGTTAAATACCGACGATTCATACGATGTTATGGTATTCCAGTTGTTATTTATATTTACACCGTTGATTACTTCTAAATTGGTAACATATAATTTTTGGTTTTGTATATACGCTACATTTTTATTATCGCTTAAAAACGATATTCGATCGCTACCGATAATAGCTTTTACGCTGTAGCTTTCTTCACCTAACGTTATATCACCGTCCGGAAACTGAATATATCGTTTAATTTCCTCGACATTCTCAACAGTATTTAGATTTTCTTTACGAATAATATTCGTTTTTTTTGTATCATTTTTTAGATTGTCATTTAGATAACTACTTTTTTCTAGTCCCAGTGTGATCGTAGAATTAGCTGGATCTAATAAATCAATACTGTATGATGTTAATAAAACCTTATCATCAATATCATGAGGTTCGCTATAAACACGGATATAGTCTCCTAGTTTAAATGATTCTATTGTTTCATCAGCCAGATGTAAATCTACAGCTTTTATCGTTAATTTGTTTGTCAACTTAACTTTATTGCTAAGATATACTTTAGCTTTCGTCAATAAATTTTTAGGTAGAGTAACATCTTCCCAGGTTACAACTTCGTAAATACGACCATATGTTTTTACAGCCTCAGGATCATATATGTAATCTGATCCATTGTTCACGCTTGTTATATCGATCGCTTCTCCTGTTTCTTCATCTTTAGCACCATATGGAATTATGCAAGTTGCTAATGTGTCAGCTTTACACTCTGTTTGTAAGTCCAGCAAATTTACACTAAAAGCGATATCCTGTGATGATTCATCTGTATAATCTGCTAGGTAATCTATATAATTACCATCATCTTCGTAACGTATAGATATATACCCTCCTAGATTTCCAATCAATTTATTACTTATCTCATTCCACGTTGTCGGTGTTTCTGTCGATGATCTAACAATATAGTCGTTAGTATCTTTTACAGTAACGACACCTAATTTAAATTGTTGCTGTGGTTCGACCTGTTTATTATGCTGATCAATCAGGAATTTAAGATACAATTCAGGAGATCCCGTGAATGTGTAATCTCTTACAATCGAATCGTTGAAATAACCAAGGATCCCCTCGATTTCTATCTGTTTTGTTTTATAAAAATCATCGGAGTTTCCATAAACTCTACCTTTTAATAACACTCGATCATCTTGATATATCGTAATGATGCTTTTCATTTTCACAAAATCGTTATAACGAGCATGTCCAGGTAATACAGAAAAAGAGGCGGATCCTACCTTATTAACTTCTAAATTAACGCTTGGTTTTAATATCCTTTTGTCGTTATCTTTAGGAGTCCATAACGGTTTATCATCTAAATAGATACTAAACATTATAATCTTGCCTCCCTGTATTGTATTTTTAAAACGCCAGATCCACTTGCCTGAATCACGGTTGATCCTGTTTTCAACTCTAATTTACTGATCGTATACTTACCAGCATTTAATGTATAAGTATTATCATTGATGATAATATTTACCTCTTTTGTGACTTCTATTGTAGGAGATACACTTACACCCTGATTGTTAATGATTATATGTTTTACATCATTATTCAGAGTTGTTGATACTGTTGTAATCTCTAAATTCTTTCGGAATGGATCCGCATCGATTTCTAACGAGATTGTTAACAATGTATTATCCCAGCTTGTTGTTACGCTAGCTTCCCCCTCATAATAATAGTCAGGCGTATCATCATCGATAATCTTAATGATTTCTCCGTGATATCTATTAAATAAATCTGCTATATCTAATAAATCTTCTCTTTTTCCGATTGCTAAGTATTGAAATTTAAGAGACCTGTTTTTATAGGTAACATCACCTGTTAGACCTTTTGTTAGATTTAGTAAACCGTTACGCCCTGGTACTTCTACAAAATAAGATTGTATCGTCGGTGGATCGATCTCTTTTACTTCTTGTACTAAATCCAAGTCGTCTCCTGTATGAATACGATTACTGTCTTTGATAATTGTGATACCTCTCATGATTTACCACCCCCTAACTATCTTACTATTTTTATCGGATAATGCGTTGTCCACACTATCCACACCTACAACCACAGGTCGATCCATTGCTCTAATAGCGTCCGGATAGTAGTTATTCATTAATGTGATAACTTGATCTAATCGTTGTTCAATCACATTGTATCGATCGCTCATAGCTTCTCTGATATAATTTTGTAACACATCAATTGGAGCTATCGCCTCAGGTCCAGCTTCACCAACTCCTTGATATCCCAAGCGTGTATCAAAAATGGTTGGCTTTTTAAAGATTGCTCCTAGTTTATTCCAGGATACATGAAAAGATGGTAACGTACCTTTACCAGCAATTCCCCAAGGTGGTTTACCTCCTGATACATTAACTTTAGGCAAGCTCAAATGTAACTTAGGCTTAATACCATTAAAGATTCCACTGACAATACTACGTATATTACGTACAGCACTACTAACCGCTGATTTAGCCAAATTAATCGGTGTTGTTATAGCGGACTTAATAGCGTTCCATGCGCTCTTTGTTACGGATTTAATTCCGTTCCATGCGCTAGATACTACTGATTTAACTTTTGTTACCGCTGAGGACACAATACCTTTTACAGCATTGATCGGTACGGATACGGCGGACTTAATAGCGTTCCACACACTTGTTGTTATAGATTTAATTCCGTTCCATACAGTAGTAATAATAGATTTTATAGTAGTTGTAACTGTAGAAACCACTGATCGTATACTGTTAAATACGGTTGTTATAATAGATTTAATACCATTAACTACCGGTCTTAGAAAACTTGTAATACCGTTCCATACCGTAGTTGTTATACTCTTAATACTATTCCATACGGTAGTAACAATAAGCCTGATACCTTTAAATACAGTTGTGAAAAGTGTTAAATAACCATTAATGATCGGTACTAATATGTTCATGATAATAGCGAATCCAACCATCAAGATTGTTTTAATAGCTTCTACGGCTGTATTTACAACATTTCGGATTGTTTCAAATGCGACTGTGAACGCGCTTTTAATGCTTTCCAATATTGGAGTTACAACGTCTTTTAATGTCGTAAATGCTGTAGGTATTGTCTCTGTGAAAAAGGTCACAATTGCTTGTACAACATTAGTTACTACGTCTTTTACTGCCGTAAATGCGTTATTGACTGTATTTCTGAATGTTTCGCAATGATTATAAGCATAAATCAAACCAGCGACTAACCCAGCTATTAATCCAACTATAATTAATATTGGATTAGCTATAAGTACGCCCCATAAAGCCTTGACTCCTCCCATAATCATGTTTATACCACTTATGATTTTAGGAGCGATTATCATAATTTGACCAACGGATATTAATATTTTACCGATAGCGATTAATAAAGGTCCTATAGAGGCTACAACTGCCATAATAACAAGTATTACAGTACGTTGTGTATTACTCATAGAATTTAATTTATCTACAAATCCCTGAATAGCACTAACAACTCCTCGTATCATCGGCATTAACATTTCTCCGAATGATATAGCTAATTCTTCGAGCTGTGATTTTAATATTGTCAACTGACCTTTCAAGTTATTGTTCATTGTATCAGCCATATTTTTAGCACATCCTGTACTATTATTAATAGCTGTATTCAGTTTTTCAACATCCTTAGGAGCCGCATTAATAACTGACAACATACCGGCTGTAGCTTCTTTACCGAATATAGTAGCGACCGCGCTAGTCTTTTCAGATTCAGATAATCCACCTAAACTACTACGTAGATTGTCTACTACCTGATTCCATGATTTCATAGAGCCATCGCTATTAGTAATGGATATTCCATATTTATCCATAGCCTGTTGCATGGCGTTAGTTGGTTTTGCTAAGTTAATCATAGCAGTTTTAAGGGATGTACCCGCCTGAGATCCTTTTACTCCAGCATTAGCCATAAGACCTAAGGATTCTGTAACATCTTCGAGTGAATATCCCATTGCACCGGCTGTAGAAGCGCAGTATTTATAAGATTCTCCCAATAAAGATACATTCGTATTAGCATTACTAGAAGCGGCCGCCATAACGTCAGCCATACGTCCTGATTCTTTTGCTGACAATCCAAACGCTGTCAACCCATCCGTTAATATATCCGATGTTTTTGCTAAGTCCTCGCCTGAGGCACTAGCTAAATTCATTACTCCAGAGACACCTTTTAACATATCTTTGGTTTTCCATCCGGCCATAGCCATATACGACATTGCGTCGGCACTTTCGGAAGCACTAAATTTTGTTTGCGCTCCCATTTCACGAGCTTTATTTCTCAAAGCTTGTAAATCTTTACCCGTAGCACCAGAAATGGCGGATACATTACTCATGGACGAGTCAAAATCTGCTGTCGTTTTTACCGCCATAGCACCGATCGCGCTAATCGCACCTGTTACAGGTATCATTTTTTGACCAACGTTTTGTAATTTATCTCCTACATCTTTAATTTTTTCACCATATGCAACAATTTGTTGAACACCGACAGAGCCAAACTTTTTTTGTTGTTCAGTTAGACTTTTTAACTTTTGATTTGTTAAAGCAATCTCTCTTTCAAGATTTCGGTACTCTTCCTCCGTCATTTCAATTTCTCCGGAGTCTACTTTTTTTAATACCTCATTCAGAGCTTCTTGTTTTTTCTTTGTTTCCTCGATGGATTTTTTTAATAAATCCTGTTTTTGTTTTAGAAGAGTAACATTACCGGGATCAAATTTTAAAAGAGTATTAACTCCTTTTAACTCGGTCTGTAATGACTTACTTAACGTAGTGGCCTCTTTTAAGGATCGTCCTAACTCGGTTGTATCGCCTCCAATTTTTACAGTGATGCCTTTAATCCCTCCGGCCATATTACCCCTCCTTTCCAAACCTACTACGTAACGCTTCTCGATCCGGTTTTGTTTGCTCTAATCTCCAGGCGTTATCTAAGTACTTAACTCCGTCCTCAGTTTGTGAGAGTCTATGTATAAATGCGTCGCGCCTAAATTGTAAATAGTCCAGGTAATCTAATTCCTGGACTTGTAATATGTTCAGACCTGTATACTCAGCAACTAAATGCTCCCAGGTCGTTATTATCTTATATTTGTTACCCTTACTATCATCTTTTGATAACGGATAATAAGGGAGTCTTAGTTTTTTCTGTTTGTTCCGTTTGTTACTTCGTCAATAAATTTCATATAGGTATCGAAAAAGATTGTGATATCTTCAAAGTCAAAAATTTCTTCGAGAAATTCTTTCGAAATTTTAACCCCACCTTTGTTACGACTCATAACCTTAGCGCAAGCACTGTATAAGTTATCAGTACTGTCTAAGTCCGTTTCATCCTCATTGATATTATTTAATTCATCCTGTAACTCTAATAAATCATCCATGATCGCTTTCGTTGGAGTACCGATCATAATCGTTGTGTTATCTTCATCCGAAAACGTAACCGTCAGATACGTCTTTTTTACTTTGTTAAAATTTAATGGTTTCATGCTATTACCTCCGCATATAAAAAAGAGGCAAAAGATTTTTACGTCTTTGCCTCTTAATCATTTATGTTATTTATTAACCCTCGCCGTTTGTGGTCATTTGTTCGATATACTGAATCAATGTACCCTCTTCGTCCATTGGGAGACACTTAAACTCGGCGTCGATAACGGTCTCTTTATCTTTAGCAAAGGCAAGACTAAATCCGCCCTGGTTTACACCGCGGATGATAATCCAAACGTCGCCGTCGATCTTATCCTCGTGATGGAAACAAATAACATAAGATTTACCATCATGGTTTCCTACTCCACCTATCTTTACAGTACGTAAACCTCCCTCTTCGGAAACTCTAGCCGTACTACATAACTGCTTAAGTGTTTTACCGTTCCAAGTCATTACACCAGATTTAAGTGTAGCCTCTTCTTCGGTGATGATAGTTTTACAAGCCTTTCCTGTATCATCTTTAGCGTCATACCATGTACCTTTGTATTCAAGTGTTGCTCCACCCTGGATACGACCTAAAAGATCTGCTTCGGTAAATTCTGTATGCTGTGGGATTGTATCCGTATATTCTTTAATCATAAGATCGCCTGATCCTAATGTGATAACCTCGGCGTCTCTATTCTTTTTAGTAGCCATATTCTACCTCCTTAATTTCTCTATATAATCAAAATCGTATGAAACCTGGTACAATTGTTCCTCTTGTATCCAATAACGATCTCGTTTTTCGTACTCGAGTCCCATCGTATCTAGAACATTTTCAATACGATGCTCCGCCTCCGGATCAGGAGTCTGAGAGTATAACTCGATCGTGTAACTATGTTCTTTTAGCATGTTGGATTTATCGGACCCTCTGCTTGTATAAGAATCTAAATAAATCGCATAAGTCGATTTTGGAGGCTTTAAAAATCTAGTTTCTTTAAAGGTTTTACCCTCTTCAAAACCGGCTTCATTTAAGATTTGTTTAACCATTTTTTATAACCTCCTCGATCGCCTTAATGTATTCTTCCATAATTGAATCACTCGCATTTTTAATAAAGTGTGTACCTCCAACTCGTCCGCCGTTACGTTTCGCGTGTCCATTTTCTAACAAATGAGATAAGCGATATTCTGACCCGCTAACATACCAGGTATATTCTGCTCCGAAACTATTGTTTCGCGTCTGTTTACTCGTTATATGTTTATAATATCGGGGCCTGTGTTTTGGCGCGGTTGCTTTCGTTTCCTTTACTAATTTGTCCATGCTCTCTTTAGCCTTTTGTTTTGTACCCTCTACAATGGATTTATTATAATTTTCAAGAGCTGTCTTTATCTCCTCGCTTAACTGGTCTATAGATATACCGCTGTTCAATAGGATACTCCCAGGATCTTAACGCTTCTATGCTGTAACATATAATCGTCATAATCCTCGATTGAAAACGGTACGCCCTGGTAAATAATGCGATACGCCTGTAAATTAAAACTAATATCTTCAAGATCGCTAAAGTATCTAATCTCAAACGTAAGATTCTTCTTACTGCGAATAGATCCAGCGTCTAAATATTGATTGTCAGTTTTGGTTTTATTTATAGAAGCGTGGACTTTATACGCATCTTCCCAGGTTTCCGTAGTTTCGTTAATTCTTTGGATAGAGATCGGTCTGTCGTATGTTCTACTCATGCGATCCCCTCCTCAACTCGAGGCGTAATTGTAAAGACATTGATTCTACTAGTTTGCGCGTATTGGTAGAAACTGTAGTTGTTAACTCTCGATTATCGTAAAAATCAGCTACAAGAAGTAAGGCTAACTCCTTAGCTCGTGGATCATCGGTGGGATAATTGTTACCAATCGATCCTTTTAAGTAAGCGTCGGCGGTATTAATCGCTCGATTGATATTTGTTATAACCGTATCATCCGGATAATCAATACCGAGGTGAGCTAGTACATCATCGACACTTACTACATTTGTATTACTCATACCGACGCCCTCCTTTTGTTATTAATTAGATGCGGATACAGTTGGTGCTGTATCGATACATCCATAGTAATAAGCGTCCTTATCAAGTTCTTTGTAATCGTCTCTTAAGATTGCTCTGATAAGAGTCATGTTCATAGCGAACGCGTTAAAAGAGCCAATGACTGCTACATCGGACGCTTTTAAAGACATAGACTGTCTATTATATTTACGAATACCAGCTTTTAAATCTCCGATAATAAATGGTACTTTAGCACCGTTAGACTCGAATCCTTTGTTAGGCTTTACAGATACCGGTACAACTGTAGTACCACATCTAATCTGTAATTTTGCTGAATCTGTAGGATCTGGATTAAGTAATGGTCTACCATTCGCATCTTTTAAAGTATCAAGATACTGTAAACCATCATCATTAGTAATGATCTTAGCGTTAGACTTATAAGCCTGTCCTAAGATTACATTTATAATTTTTTTAATACCATCGATACCGTCTTTAATTTCAGTAATACCCGCTGTTGTTTCGTATTTTCCTGATCCTTTAGGGTTTTTGTGAGCTTTAATGATTTCCATAATTTTACTGTTGGCTGTAGCAACATTCGCACGACCTAACCAGTCAGTTACAACATTCATGATATTAGCATCGGAATCGCTCACAAGGTCATTGGATACAGGCATAAATCCAGCTCTGTCTTTAATAGTGTATGAGATTCTTTCAAACTGAGGTGCTGTAATTTCTTTTGTAATACTTCCATTTTCATCTAGATCAATAAACGCTTCAACGTCAGCTTTTGTCTGATAAGTACGAGATCCTTTATTAGTAGATACATTCTCTTCTGAGATTTCAGCTAAGAAAGAAGCCTCTGCTTCTGGCCAATGATTAACCTGTGTTCTAACGTCGTCCGGAACTGTATAACCACCATCTTCGTCGGTAGTTTCGTTTAATATCTTGTCAGCACCGTATTTCGTTGGATTCATGATAGCTCTAACCTGTTTCGCAATCATTTCCTCATCTGTTACTTCTTTTTTCTTTGGTTCTGTCTGAATTGGATCCGCTACGGGTTCCGTAACACTCTGTCCACCTGACATTTTTTCAGCTTCATAGATTCTTTTTTCTATATCATATGCTCTCTGTAATTCGTCTACTTCATCCATGATCGCAGATGCTTTTTCTACATCTTCCATGTTTTTAGCTTCGTTTGTTTTCTCCTGAATTTTTGCTAAAATTTCTCTCATTTTTCTATTCATAATTATTCCTCACTTTCTTTTTCTACATTAAAAAAGGACTCTGCGTTTTTAACTCTCTGAGCTAATAAACGAGCGTCCATTTCTTTGTTTTTATGTTCGTTTTCTGTATTTTTTGTATTGATATCAGGATCTTTGATCGGTTTACTAAATCCGATTGATTTGTGAGTACCGGCTCGTGGTTGAGCTGGTACAGCTACAAAAGATAATTCATAAGCTTCTTTTGCACCTGATAAAAGCATTTTACAACGCTTTTTTGATCCTTTAGCTGATCCATCCTCTACGGTATACTCGATACCAGGCCAATGACGACAATAATCTTTCATATTGTCAGTTCCGCAAATATTACAGATCATTTTACTTGGTACTGTAGATGTAGAAACCTCTTTTTTAATACCTCCCATGATTTCAGCTATGAGATCCTTATTAGAGTCTGTCTTAATCATATAAATTTTAGCGATTAACTCTGTATGTAACTCTCCTAGCTCTGTTTGTTTATTAGCGTCCTGGACAAGCTCTGTATCATAGATACGAGCGATCTGATTATCAGCCATGCGACGATGATCCTTTAACATCGTCTTACCTGGATACAATTTTTTAAGATCCTGTAACGATTTAAGATTAAACGGCATATAATTACGATCATCCTGTTCGTTATCCGCGATACTCGCTTTAAATATAAAAACATCATCGGTACTAACAGGACTTAGTGTATATTTGTTAATCTTTTTAAGATCAGCGTCCGTTACTTCTAACGGTGATACGCTAGCCATCTTACAAATAACACCGGGGATCGCCTCAGGATCGTTATAATCTAGTGTCAATTTATCATTAGGCATTATTTTTACCTCCTCCCTCATTAGTTTGATTTGTAGCATCTTTTATATATTGTGTACCGGCTAATTCAACCGGGATACTAGCTCCATTGCCTAAAAGTTTATCTCCTCCCTCTTTTGCTTCGAGATCGAGCATAGCTCTAGCCTCATTCGGAGTATAAATAAAGCCGGCCACGCCTTTACTCAAAGTATCAATCTGAGTAGCGAGATCGGCTCTAAGAATTACGGACACATTAAATTTGAAATGATATCCGTCATTGAATTCGTGAGGCGACAATAGTTTATAACTAATCTCATCCTCATATTGTTTGATAATGTATAACAATGTGTCTACGTAGAAACTTAACTGTTGAGCCTCAGCGGATGCGTAAGATGATTTAGTGTAGTCACCAATCTGATACGGTTTAATACCGAACGCACTCGCAATCTGTAAAGCTGTATACTGTTTTGTTTCGATAAATTGATTGTCAGCTAATTTAATATTCAACGGATTAAGGCTAAAGCCAACAGGGATTGGAATAACATTTTCGATGCCCTCGTTTGATAATTCACCTTTACCGTATGCCTCTACCATTCGGACCAACTCATTTACGTTAGCATCGTTAAGTGATCCTGTGTAATTCAGCACCGTTTTAGCTGTAAATCCATTGTTGTACATCTTATTAAGCATATTTTGAGATTTAACACCGCCTTGAATTGTGCTTTTTAACTGATCCTGTACGGATATACCGACGATACCGTCAAGTGTGTTACTTGATTTAAAATGTAATATTTCTTCGGAGCCAAACCTATATAATTTACCTCCACCAGAGTACAAATAATATAAATCCGGCTGATCTGCTAAAATCTTAGCATCGTCCCACCATACTTCTACATCTTCACTCGGTAAAATCCACAGCTTCATGTGTCGTCCAGCGCCTTGTATCCAAACATACGCGTTCCCATAATGATTTCGGTTACATTCAACTGTCGACCAAAAGCTTGTACTTGTCATATAAGGGTTTGGTCGATCATGTAATAAGCTATAAAGAGGATGTTTACGTGCTGTTTCGACTCCGTTTTTCTCATTATATTTAAGCAACTTAAGTGGTAATTTACCGATTGATTCACATAATACTTTCATACAGGCGAAATATGTAGCATCCGCTAACACTCTCTCGTCAAGATCAGGCTCTATCCCTAAAAATTTATAGAGATTATTTAAAGCGATCGATTGACTTTTATTTGTTGATCGTAAATTCTTAATGGCATGTTGTAATCTTTTTATAATATTCATTTTTTCATGCCTCCAATCGACCCTTTCGTTGCATTGTACATAGAATATTTAACCTCTGTGCACATACTACCTCCATACCAAGATTTACATGATCTATTCTTTTTACAAGTTGTACAATTTTTAGGTTCCATACTATCACCTCCCCTTTAGTTCTTTCTTTTCCAACCAATGGCTTCCAGGTATTTATCTAACTCAGAATCAACATCTACAACTTCGGAATTTTTGTTTTTTAGCATACACGCATGAGCATCCACGCAACTATCAACCGGATCAATACGCTTAAATCGCTTACCTGGTTTTTTATCAACTTTGATCTCGTCAAAGCTATTACGAACTACTCGAGCGTTAAGGAACGACCAAGTTAACAATTCATTGTTGCTGTTGTATTCAAAGTCTTTCGACTTAACAATCAACTGGATATCGACGGTAGCATCATTCAAAGATTTACAAGACTGTGTAATCACAATAACAGGACACCCGAACGCCTCGAGATCTGCTAGGATACCGTCTGCGTTGTGCGGATCAATACCAATTCCCAAAAAGGTTAAATTATATTCTTCTTTTACACGTTTGAGGTCCTTTATAATAAACTTGTAGTCGTTTTTAAAGTCTCCCAATCCTCCTGTTACGGTAATTAATTCTTTACTTTCCCACAGATCATAAGGCGCTAAATCAGTTTCGATGTGTTCTTCTAAACGCCCTTTCGGCATGAAAGAATGTGAATAGAAATAATATTTCTCTTTCTTACCTGATTCACCCTCGTATTCCTCAGGAAATTCTAAAGAATAAGTTGTTAAGTCGCCTCCACTCGATAAGTCCAGGCCTACCCAGCAACTACGACCTCTCATATCTTCTAAGGTCCGTTTAGATCCACACTCTTGCCATTTATCCGCCTGAATAAATTGATCGTCGGTATTCTGAACCCACATATTTAAAGATTTTGTTAAAAAATCTCTAAGATCTGATCCTCCCATATCCTTAGCGGTCTGAGCATCCGTTTTAAGGATTTCAAATTTTTCAGGATTGGACGCGATAAAAGGATTTGCCTTAACCCAGTTTTCAGGATCCCATATATCATCTGTAGGGTCTAAACAATAAATATCTATAAAAAAATCCTCAGCGGTACTAAGTCCGCGGAGGATCTTGATAGCGTAATCATCCATTTCTTTACAGAAACTATTTAAATTATCGCCTCGTGTTGTGATCATTGACACAAGAGTCTCATCTAACGATCTTGTACCGTTGTACAACGCTTTATATATTTTGTTGTCTTTATGCTGGTGAATCTCATCGATCGAGGCGTATATACTACGGAAACCATCCTCTAAACCAGCTTCACGACTTAAAGCTTCGATCGTACAATTGGTTTCTAAAGCATCGATCGTGGATTTATAGTTTTTAACATCGAAATACTCGCCTAAGTCAGGATCAATCGTAATAAATTTACTCATTTCTTCCCAGGCTAGGCGAGCCTGTCTTTTTTTAGTTGCTACTGTAAAGAGCTTTCCGTAATAATAACCACCAAAACCAGCGATATAAGTACCCATAATACCGTTCTCGAATGTTTTACCATTCTGTCGAGCCATAGATTTATATCTACGACGGAAACGTCTTTTATTATTGGACACTTTAAACCATCCGAATGTACAACCTAAGTCAAAAGCTTGTGAATCCAATAACTTAACCGGTTTAGGTGCGTCACCCTCAGCAATCGTAAGAGTCTCGGCATATTCAATAATTTCAAGTGCTTTATTCGGATCATAATAATACGGAAAATCGTCACTTTTTTGTCGTTTGAGGTCGTCCAGGTGTCGTTTACAAGCTAATATGTGTAATTCCCCAGCCACAACCTTACCGGATACGACTTTGTTAGCATACTCTGTAACTCGATCATAAATCGGAGCGTATCCGTTACTCATTATCCGGATCTCTTTTCAAATTTTTTAAATTTATTCTGTTTAGGAGTTTCCTTTTTTTTGGTTTCCGGTACAACCAATTTACAGCGACTTGATATAGATAATCCTAAATCATTAGCCGATGATCGACACTGTTTATAATATCTTTCCTGAATTTTTGACCAGGATTCAAACTTATAAGGATCTGATCTAACATCTTTTTTCCGCATTTGCTTAACCGCATTTATGTAAAAATCATTAGCTATAATGTAACGAGCTAGAGCGTCCACATCGGTTTCGCCCATGATTTTAAGTTTTTCGAGTTGATCAGCTATCTTATAAAACTCATCTTTTTGTTTCTTTGTCAGATATTCAGGAGCGATAATATTATCAGCAATCGGTTTTATTTCCTTGTCCTGGCGTTCTTGAATCTCAGCTTTTGTCAAATGCTTCGATCCTCTAGCCTGTATTAATTCAATTGGCATTCTTTGTCCGGCCATATTACCCCTCCTTTCTCTTGACATTGTTGTAAAAAATTGTTATAATCTTAAAGAAGTTTTTTCATACTCGATGTATAAAACCCCTATACATCGCAAAAGGACGTTCAAAAAAAACGTCCTTTTTTGTTGCGTAAAATTATTAGTTACCCATATCTTTCATTAACCAGATACTTTTTCTTCAAGTGCTTTAATTCTGTTTTCAAGCACTGTACTTCGGAATTGATCATATACATCTTTGTAAGTAGTACATTCGCAATTATCTTTGTTCAAAATATAATCAAGGATTTCATCCATGTTATCATTAACTGATTCTGATCCGTGTGTACATATTGGATAAAAACCTGGCTTTTCACAGCACTTGTCTATCCATTTTTTGAAATCTTCGACTGTCGAAAAATTATGTACAAACATTCTTGTCAATGTATACTGTGGCGATGTTCCTAATCCGTCTGAATAATCATAATATTCTCTGCAATATTGCTCCCCTGTTTTCGTTCGACTGCTTGTATAATCTGCTCTGATAACACCTCTTATCTTATATCCCATATCTTCCAGTGCTTTTTTTGTTACTACAATGCGTGAATCCCAATCCTCTACAGTGTTTAGATAGGTACGATCTGTGTCTGGTGCTTGCCCACCTATATCAATAAGGTTTCCATAGTAATGTACTAACACCTCACCACCATCTGCAACAATTAAATCTAATACGTCTTTATTTGTTCCGATGCCCTCTACAGCTATATTCAAATTGCCTGGGATAGTTGCACTTGATAATTTTACGCCCTTGTCATGAAATATCTTGTAAATAGGATATAAAGTTTTATTAGAATCATCGATTATAAACGCAAAATAAGTTTTGTCAAACTCTTTAAATGCAAAATCATTATATTTTCCCATATCCAGTAATCTTTGTTGTAAATTTTTAATTCTAAAATTTTTTAAATCATTGTTATTATTCAGGTCTATTAATTTTTTCTCTGTTTCCGATTTAAAATCTTTATATCCTGTCACTTTTTCAATTTTAATCTCGGATGATCGATGCGAATTAAGGATCATCCGCACACAACCAGGCGGAATTTTTACAATGTAATCCTGAATTTTTAAACCGGTATAATGTTCTTTATCTGCATTTATCATATCTTTACTAGGATAATATAGTATCCCTTTTGTTGTATCTTCCATTGTATCAAACAAATTTATCAAAGAAAATGAACTATTTATATTAGTTCCCGTAATCCGATATTGTTCGCCCTCTATAACAGAATAAGAAACACTGCAATAATCTGTATTAAACGTTTGCCAACCATCAGATTCAAGTAAACACATTTTGTTGAGTATATTCGGATTGTCTCCCGCACGTCCTTTATAAACACTGTCAGTCATCATTTCATTTTTCACACATGATTGATCCAATTCACTTGTTTTTTCAGTTACATCAATACTTGTTTTTTCTAAATCTGCTAAAATTTTCTCTGTTTCCGATTTAAAATCTTTATATCCTGTCACTTTTTCTACAGTAATTGTACTATCTTGATGTGTATTAAGTAACATATAATTAGCATTTTTAGGCACTGTCAACAGCTCCATTACAACTTTCAAGCTACTATATGTATCACTTACCTTCGGATAAAAATCTAACACCCTATCTGTTTCAAGAGTATCAAAAAAATTCACAAGCTGAAATCGTTCGTTCAAAGAAGTTCCGCTTATAATATATTGTTCTCCATCTTTAACCTCATATACTACTCCTAAAAAATTACTATCAAATTGTTGCCAATGATTATTTTTGCTATCATAGAGTTTATTTATTGTATCGGGTGCATTTTTTGCTGATCCTGTGTACAACGTTTCAGTAATCGCATCATTTAGCACGACTGATTTTTTTAATCCATCTGAGTACACCTCTTGATTTCCTAAAGATTCCTTTAGTGAACCAATTTGCTGTCTAACTGCTTCTCCAGCATTATCGTATACCGTACCATCTTCTCCGGTGCGGATATCTTGCAGTTCAGCATCTCCTGTAGTTGATCCGCTAGGAAGCTTTGCAAGATTAGATATTCTTGCGTCTTGCTTAGCCATCGCTTGTTTCAAGTTTGTCGTCTTATCCCATACCACTTGATCAGCCGTCGTCGCTGGAAAAATCTGTTCACCCGCTTTATTTTTTAGTATTCCATTCTTTCCCATTATCGTTCTCCCTCCTAGTTATATCCAATCTGATAACAGTAGTAATAGCAAGTATTATGAGTCTCATTCGCGGGACGTGTTTGAGCAAAAAGTTGATTTCCATTATTCACGAGACTATAAGACGTATCACTGTCACTATCCGCTGGCATTATGTTGATTTTATCGTTACCGTCCGCAAGACCATTTGCAATAATACATCCTGTTCTATCCTCTCCATAATTTACTCCAGCAACTGCCCACAGTAGCACAGTGTTAAAGGCCTTGTCAAAATACACTCCATTTTCACCACTTTTTTTCTGATAATTAACATGCAATACTTTACTTGCTAACTGGTCCCAAGTCATATCTGCCGTTGCTCCATTGCCAATAGCGGTGGCAAGTTTATTTTTTCCGTTACTGGCATTTTGAAAAACCTCCTGAATTTTTCCATTGATCTTTTCACTGCTCCACGTTGAAGCCACGCCAATCTCATCGTCATTAATCGTATGCACTGGTAAATCTGCGGATTCCTCGTCTATTGTCATATATGGCGTATTGTTCAATAGTTCTTGTAAATCAGCTTTTATACTTTCAGCAGTATATAGTGGTACATTGTCGGTAAATAAATAATCAGATGGTTTTTTTCGTCTGTTAACAGGTATAATCATTTTTTCAAATGCTTTGTACTGTCCACCGGTTTCACTGCATAGATCAACATTTAAGTTTTTACCAAACTGTAATATAGCATTAGGTACATCACAGATAATTACTCCGTTAGATAGTTTGGATTGTACGATTATAGATTCATACATTCCAAAACAAGAAAATGCTAAGACAGGAGCTACATTTATATCTAAACCACTGATTGTAAGTTTTTGATTAAGATCCCACTGGCTGACAGAATCAGTCGTGTATGATCCATAACTTTTAAATTCTGCTTTAATCATTATAATCTTCCTCCTAAATTTTCTCGTGGGGAGTTTTTTCTACAAAGACCTCCCCCTGTACCGTTATCCCCTAGAGGTTCCGTAGAATTTTAACCACCCCTACCCTAACAGCACCACAGCCTCATATATTAACGAATTTTCGTTAATTGATACCATATAAGGCTACATAATAAAAACGTCTCTAAGAGGCTCTTGTGCGTTCTCATCACTATAAACCTTTAGGACGTTTCTTATATTTCATTCTTCTTTTAAATCGTTTATGTCTTTTATCATGACAATCATGACATAAGGATCGAGTATTATCATAATCCAATCGCTTATCCCATCCTTCATCAGTCTTAATCTCTATGATGTGATCAACCTCAGTAGCAATACCACCGCACCAGGCGCAACGATAATCATCATCTTGTAATCTCTTAGCTGACAATACTTTCCAAGGTGTACTATTATAAAAGCGTACATACTTCGGATCTCTCTTCTTATTGTATGCTTTATTACTCTTTGCTCTTGACTCTTGTATCCTAGCTTCTCTCTCAGCTTGTACAATAGGAGCGCATACCTTACAGTATGTATTCCCATAGGGTATAAGATTACCACATCTGTTACAAGATTTAAGTAACATAGATATACCTCCCCTCTATAATAGGCGTTACATGAATCGAACACGTGACACATGGCTTATAAGGCCACCGCTCTAACCACTGAGCTAAACGCCCATATATATTTACCCATCAGAAAAGACCTGGGATAATTCCCAGGTCTCATACTTAATGGAGGCTTCAACCGATCGGACGACCTTTCCTCAGATCGCCACAATACAATAATACACCTCATTTCAGTATTATGTAATGTCAACTTACTGCTCATTTAATGTTAACAATCTGACACCCTCGCTGTATAATCTATATACAGTTCTGATATTACAGGGGATCGCTTCGGCTATATCCTCCGGATTCATGCAATCAATAAAGAACATTTCTAATATTTCAGCGTGTTTTACTTCATCTAACGTATCTATCTCTTCTAAGATCTCTGATCGTAATTTCTTTCCTTTTGTCTTTAGTCTCTCGATACGTTCCTCGAGTTCAATCTTATCTGATACAAGATCCTCGGTTGTAATAGGAGTACCGCCTCGAGGCATATCGGACAATTTAGGAGACCTTAAAGATGTGATTCTATTATCTAAGAGATTGAGCTTTTCCTCGAGGCGGTTTACAAGCGCCCTATTTTTTTTGTAACGCTTAAGCGAGCGTTTCTTCTTTTCAATCTCCTTGATCTCTAAATCTTCCATAATTGTTCCTCCCGAATTTAGATCATAACAAAATAACAAAAAAAATCGTAATTCCTATATACATACAACATATAACATTACTTACTATATATATTTATATTTACTCTTAATTTAAGTAATAATTATGTTATTGTGTTATAGATATGTATATATTTATAGTTAATCGAAACACGTTTTTACTTTTTGAAAACAGTTTTTCGATTTAGGAATAACAAAAACTATAACACAATGTTTTTTTAATTTTGTTATATACCTGTTTTTGTTATCCCCAATTTTTTAAAAATTTTCAGTTTTTGTTATGATCCATGATTTTGTTATGATTCTGTTATGCTTTTTGTTAATGCTTATTTATTCTTTTTAGTAAGTGTACGATAAAGAGCGACGATCAAAAGTAATATAAAACCAACAACGATGATCTCACCCGCTAAAAGAATTAAACTAATCAGTCCATCAAATAAAATTTTTACCATTGCGTTTTACCTCCATCCTGTCGATCCGATACCACCGCGTGAGATTGCATTTAAATGATCAACCTCAATCAATTCTACCGGATCCATGTTCTTAATGATTCTAAACTGCGCGATACGATCACCTTTCTTGATAATAGTATTACGGATCGCCAACGCCGGAAATCTCCACTCGTCGGTGTTGCCTGAATAACTGTTATCGATCACCCCGATTGAATTACTCAGAATCACACCGAACTTAGACGGTGTGGATGATCTAGGCGCTACAATTGCTTCGTAACCGTCAGGTAAGATCATACCTACACCTAAACGAATAAGCTTATAATCACCAGCGTTAAGTTGCACTGTTTCCGCAGATCTTAAATCAATCCAATCTCCTTTACTGATTTTCTCTAACTTTTCGATCTCTTTGTCGAAATATTTTACTTTAATTTTCTCCTTACAGTTTCCTAACTGAATATTAATCTTAATTCCCATTACTTTACCTCTTTTTCTACTTTTAATAACAAACGGCGGACCAATTTAATGTTGGATTTAATAATTGAGTTTCTAGGATCATGAGGGAACTTTTTACGATCCATAAAGCACCAATAAAAAGAATTTTTTTCTTTTGCTAATGTTCTAGCTTTTTCGTATTCTTCCCGGTAAGCTTTGTTATATGCTCTCTCTTCGTCGATTTCGTTTAATAGATACCGTATAATACTGAGTTCTTTTTCACCTGGAATTTCTGTTTTTAATTCATCCATCTTACCCTCCTTAGTAAGCAAACCAGTTTAGATCATTTAGATTTCCTGTTAATAGTACATCCTCAATCTTAATTAACGTACCTGATTTTTTAGCCTTAATATGTTCCATGTTGTCGTTATAAGCTTTATCATAATACGCTAGTTTTCTTTTAAAATTTTCTGATCCATTAACAATAACCTCTGGTCCTGAATGCCCCTCTGTACTAATTTTTACAGCCATAAAAGCTCGTCCTCTGTTAATACCATCTTCTACAATTGCTTTAAATTCTGATTTTGTCATAATATTACCTCCAATATTTCTTTAGTCATAGCTTGTTGTAATAATCTTATCGTCTCCTCTACTAAATAGGTGATATCTTCTTTTTCTAACATTCCGTTAGTTACCATACAACTACACCCTATTTTTACACCTCTATATAACATCCGTACATTAATATCGCGAGCGTTAAGAAAACGATCATCATCTATACACATATCGCTAAATGGATATATAGCGTACCATTGTTTTTTTAACTCCTGTTTGAAATCTTCCATAATCGTTTATGCCTCCTCTAATGGTCCGAACATTTCACAATATTTATCATAGTTATTATGCATCAAGTAATATTTAGCTGTTATTTCTTTAACCACTTCGATATAATTTTTACCATTGTCAGCGGTGGACGTGATAAAATAAGCACCTTTAGCGGTCTTATATAAATCGGTATCTCGATAAGGGTACAATGTTCCTAATATCGTTTCACTTTTCCACTGTTTGCTAAATGTACATAGTAATTCAGCTTTATCAGTATCGTATAGTTTATCTTTAACAATGAATCTCATGATTTCTTCTCTCCTATAAATGTAATACTCTGTCTGCAATCTCCTGTGTACGTCCCTGATTCCAGTAATGTGTACCAATATAACCACACGTACGACGTGCAACATTCATTTTATCCTGATCACGATTACCACAGTTTGGGCACTCCCAAACCAATTTACCAGACTCATCTTTTACGATCTTAATCTCTCCCTCATATCCGCACTCTTGACAGTAATCAGATTTAGTATTTAATTCGGCATACATAATATTGTCGTAAATAAATTCGATTACAGATAAGACGGCCGGTATATTGTCGTTCATGTTCGGTACTTCTACGTAACTAATCGCTCCGCCTGGTGACAATGCCTGAAATTCAGATTCAAACTTTAACTTAGTAAACGCGTCGATTTCTTCTGTTACATGAACATGATAGCTATTTGTAATGTAGTTCTTGTCTGTAACACCTGGAATGATACCGAAACGTTTTTGTAAGCATTTAGCGAACTTATAAGTTGTGGATTCTAACGGAGTACTATATAGACTAAAATCAATATTTTCTTTCTCTTTCCAGCGATTACAAGCGTCGTTTAATTCCTCCATAATCTGTAAGGCGAATCCTTTACCTCCTCCGGTATGACTTTCACCTGTGATCGCTTTTACAGCTTCGTAAAGTCCAGCATAACCCAGTGAGATTGTACTATATCCACCGTGTAAAAGTTTATCAATCGTTTCTCCTTTTTCTAATCTAGCCAACGCTCCATACTGCCACAGGATTGGAGCTACGTCGGACGGTGTACCCTCTAATCGTTTATGTCTCGCCATAAGGGCGGGATAACATAAGTGTTCAAGTCTATAGTCAAGAATCTCAAAAAATGTTTTTCTGATTAGACTTGGATTATATCGATGATCGTTGTAACTACCTACAAGTTGTACAGTCGTAAGAGCAACATCCACCAAGTTAATCGTTACAACACCCTGGTTAAATCGACCGTAATATTTTTTACCTTTCTTCCAGTTTTTCGCTTTTGCAATATTCTTAGTTGTACGATCTGGTGTAAGAAAAGATCTACATCCCATACAAGTATAAACATCACCTTTTAACTCTCGCATGATCTTAGCACTAATATAGTCAGGAACCATCCTTTTAGCTGTACATTTAGCGGATAACTCGGTTAAGTAATAATATTCTGATCCCGGTCTAGCGTTGTTTTCATCCAGGCAGTAAATTAGTTTTGGAAACGCTGGTGTAATCCATTCTCCAACTTCATTTTTAACACCTTGAATTCTCTGCTTAAGTACCTCTTCGATAATGATCGCTAAATCTTTACGTACCTGTCCATCTTCTACTTCGTTAATATCCATGAACACTGTAATAAATGGAGCTTGTCCGTTAGTAGTCATCAATGTTACAACCTGATATTGAATTGTTTGTACACCTCTTACAATATCTTCTTTCACTAATTGTTCGATGAAATTATAATAATCATCCTGAGTCATACAGCTAAGTAACTGACCGTAATCTTTTCTGTACTTTTGTCGTGTTTCATCTACAAACGGAGCTAAATGAGCTAATGTTATCGACTGTCCACCGTACTGACTACTAGCTACTTGTGCAATGATCTGAGTCGTAATATTACAAGCTGTACTGAATTTATGAGGTTTTTCGATCATCGTACCTGAGATAACCGTACCGTTTTGTAACATATCTTCAATGTTTACCAAATCGCAGTTATGTGAATGTTGGGCGAAATAGTCAGCATCATGAAAATGAATGATACCTTTATCGTGAGCATTGACAATTTTTTTTGATAACAATTTACGTCTTGTCAGGTCTTTATTAACTTCCCCGGCTATGTAATCTCTTTGTGTTGGTATAATTGTAGAGTTTTTGTTGCTGTTTTCCTGTTTGATTTCCTCATTGTTACATTCAATTAATGTTAGGACCGTATCATCTGTCGTATTACCTTTACGAGCTTTTTCGCGATCATAACGATAACGAATATACTTACGAGCAACCTCAGGAGATCGCGATAACATCAATCTACGTTCTACAGCGTCTTGAATTTCTTCAACACTCACGGATCTGTTCATAAACTTAAAAGTATTAGTAAGTCCGATCGCAATCATTTCAATCTCTCTAACAGTTAATTGATCCATTATATTTACTTCTTCATTCGCGGATGAAATGGCATTTTTGATTTTTTCAGGAGTAAAGTCTACCTCTACTCCATTACGTTTAATCACTTTCATTATCGCCACCTCCTAACACTGTATCTAAGATTTCAGATGTACGTTCTTTTACCGCTTTAGTTCTAACAAGCTTATTAGCTAACTGTTTACCAGCTTCTTCTACGATCGCGTCTTTATGCTTATCAAACAATAATGTGACTTCTTTTTCTACAAGTCGACGAATTACATTTTCTTCTGAATAATAACCTCTATCTACTCCTAACTCTTTTTTTGTTTCTTTTACTACTGTTTCCGATGCTTGTTCGATAATTCTTTTTCTTATTAAATCATCGTCCACAGTTACACCGAATTGTATAATATGTTCCATTTGTGCCACCTCTTTATATTTTTTCGATAAAATATCTTTTTCCGTCTGCTTTTTGCTTTGGTTTCTCTTCGAAATCAAATTTACCTGTTACTTCTTTAAAGAATGTCTTTTTACCTGTTACATTAGATGTCTTTATGCCGGACACTTTACACCAGTCGACAAACTCGGAATATAGTACATCACGTGGATTGGTTAAGAAATAATCCTCATTATATTCTTTATCGTCAATCCAAGATAATACGGTAGAGTTATCAGCTTTATAAGATTCTAACGCTTCTACTACACACGCCGGCTCTGTAAATCGTCCACGAGTGATAAGACGTTGAGCTCCTCTAATACCAATATTTAATAAATACGACAAGGCTACAGGCTCCGTAATCTTATCTCCGATTAAAGGGTCATAATCCTCAGAATCAGAACTAAATCTCGCTTTAAACGGAATAAGTAACCAACGTCTGTAAAATCCCTCAGACTTATCAAACGATCTCGGAATAGAATTAGCGCTATAAATATGTGTCGCGTAAGGTTCGATCATATACGGACGTTCACCTTTACGTTCAACCATGATCGCGTTACCCGAAAACAGTTTTTTCAACGTTCCTGTATCTTTCAATGTTACATTATCCACGTCGTCACCGATATTCGCTAATTTGTTCTCTAATTCTGCCGTATTGAATCGATCTGTAACTTTTTCTAACGCTAAAGCCGAATAGTTTCTTTGTCCTAAGAAAGTCTTGATAAGATCTAATATTGTAGATTTACCGTTGCTACCTGATCCGTAAAACAAAAACGCTTTTTGATAACGATTATGTTTAAGTAATGTCGCTCCCAACATTTCCTCAAATAAATTTATAACCTCACGATCTCCACAAAAGACACGGTTTAGCATCTTGTCCAGATCAGCACAATACGCCGATGGATCATACACAACTGGGATACGATCAAACTCGATCGCGCTTGGATTAAATTCTAAACATTTACTAGATCGAATATCCAAACGTGTATTTTTAAGATTAATGATGTAAGGATTAACCTTTAATTCACTCGCCTGAACGTGTGTTTTAATTCTTATGTACGCCAACACTTCGGTTCGCTGTCTTTGTAAGATTCCAGGATATAATTCAATCATTTTATTTTCTATAATCTTATCGTCAGCCTGATAATAACCATCCTCATAGACATATAACGTACCGTTTACTTCGATAATATTAAATTCCTGAATGAGCTGATCACCAAACTCGTTATGACTAAATCCCGCTTTTTTATCTTCTGCTTTCGCTATTTGTTCAGCGATCACATCGTCAGGCTTAAAAGCTTCGTCTCTACATATCGTAGATATCTCAGTATCAGGTAACGGATCATCTAATACATAATCATTTATTACTTCGATTGTTTCACGGATTTCGTTTCGGTTAAACCCTTTTGTCTGTAAGTAAACTATGTAATTAAACAATTCTTGATTACGACCTGATCCCTCACCCATTTCTTTAAAAGCAAATTTGCCGGACGGCGCAGATACAGAATATAACCATTTAGGTACTACCTGGATATCATCACTTTTAACTTTTCGGATCCATTCTCTCATTTTTCCGTCTTGTTTTATCTTAACGTACGCATTACGCCCTCCGGCTTTACGATCGCAATATATACCGACGGCCAATCGATTTTTTATAAAGTTTTTCGGATTATCTTCGGGTGATTTAAACCAGCAATGAATACCTCGAGTAGTTTTCATAACCTTACATTTAAGGCCCAAACCATCTACGATCTTTAGCATAATCTCCGCGTCTGAGGTTGTATCAAAGTCTAATACAACATATCCTTTAGGAACTATAACCGCTACATTATCAAATATCATAGCCTCAGATTTAGTTTTTGTACCTTTACCGTCTTTAAATTCATGCGTTGGTTTTTTACCGTCTAATATTATATATTGCATATCCTTATTACCTCACTTTTCTATATTCTTCTAGCTCCTTTTTATAAGCTTCTGTATTTACATATCCGCATGATTTCATTTCAGGACAAAAGCCACGATAAATACATTCTCTAACCATAACAGATGCTAGTACGGGATCTGCTTCTTTTACTCCCGTCTTAACTTCTAGCCAGGCCTCCCTAGTTTCTGGTGAAGCTTGGTTACATAATCGTTTACGAGAAATATTTATAAGAGCCTGAGCGTTAGCCTCACATTCATGTGTAACAGGTGTATCTTGTGTACTCTTATCTCTATTCACACCCGTACGATCTGTACGCTGTGTACTTACATAATGTAAGATTCCTAACCAGTGTCTTACAAAATGTACTGACACCCATGATTTTAATTTCATCCATTTCCAGGGAAATTTTATTTTTCGAATTGGACTATGTTCAGCAAGTAAAATCTGTTTTTTCCATCGATCCGATGGATATTCACCATTACCATTTTTATTAACAGTAGTCCGAGCGGATCCTTTTACACTTAACCAAACGTCGTCGTACTCAATCCATTGGATCATTATAGAACCTCCTTTAAGTGTTCGATATACATTAGAGCGTCAATGAGTTCTTCCTCGTAATATTCAAGTCGTTCCTTGATACTCATACCTGTATTATCTTCTAAGATCTGTCCATAAGTTTTAATACCTTTCTCGGTTTGTCGTTTTTGAATCTCTGTAACTCTGTCCCAATATTTCATGTTACGTTTTTCATTTTCTTTTTTAATCACTGGGGAAAATCCCATAGCTTTTCTGATATTATTAAATGTATTCTTTTTAAGTACACCATTACACCATCTGTTTTTCCCGTCCTCATATCCTTTCTGATATGAATCATATAATTGTTCATTTTTCAATGATTTTCTGAAAATTGCAAACATATTTTTTTTTACCTCCATATCTTCCCGGTTTTCTTATCTTGAAATGTAATACGTCCATCAATTCGAAAACCAGCTAAATCACAAATATAAAAGATTGTTGTAAGTAATTTTTCCAATTTTACTTTATCTTTTTCTTCTCTAGTTACATTTTGCAACGCCTTAAAGGCTGTCATATCTTTACAACCGGAAGCGTTTAATTTTCTTTTGTCCATATTTTAATTCCTTTCCGGTCGTCCTCTCGGTTATCACACACCTAATATCTTACTAGCGATCATATCCGCCGTGTGGGTATATAAAACATTTGGATATTTCTCGATTGCCTTACCGTAATAATTCCACATTGTAGTATCTTTTTCGTATGCTCCCATATGCCAACGGATACAAGCGATTTCCTCGTCCGTAAGTGTTATATATTTTGAGAGCATGATTACGGACTTATCGCCGTGACCCGGAAGAATACTATCTACGTTATAAATCCACTCGTCGGAGTACGGCGTTGGATCCTTAACGTAATTGTCACACTTGCATAAATCATGGAACATACCTACAACATAAGGACTCATCGGACGTTTCCATTTTAGATTAAGTTTATTTGTTAAATCTACCAACGATTGAGCGACACAAAGACTATGATCAAATAGACCACCTTTATATGCCCCGTGGTATTTAGTAGAAGCTGGTGAATCGAAAAATCCCATTTTATCTAATTCTTTACTAAAAACACTTAAAGATACTGGCATAAAATCAATATACTTATCGATACGCTTTTCTTTATTCATGTGATCACACCTCTTTCAAAAAATTCTAGTATTTTTAACATCGTTTTAATTCCTCCACTATGTTAATAAATTCGTTTAAGGTATAAGGCGAATAATGTAATCCTCCGGATCTTTCGATCCGCCGTTTATGAATCTTTTGATCGTCTTGCATATCGTTAGATCCGACCTTTAATTCAAACGCTACAAAACGACCGTTTATACAAGCTAGGAGATCAGGCTTTCCTTTTCCAGAAAAGCCGTCTCCGTATAAATTTAAGTGATAGATTCCTTTACTTTTTAGATACTTAATCGCGTTATCCTGTAATTTCGTTTCAGGTTTGATCGCCATTTATAAATCCAGATCGTCCAGGTCGTCCTCTTCGTCAGCCGGTTCATCTGCTTTAGTAGTAGAATCTCCAAATCCACTCGCTGTAGTATAATCATTCAGTCTTACACTTGTACCCTCAGTACCGGCTTTATCACCTTTTGTACGTGTGTAAGTTTCATGTTTAACTGTTGCAGTAATGTAGCATCCTACAATATCCTGTGTGTCGATCTCATCAACGTTGTAATTGTTCAGGCAAGTGCGAGCAAAGTAAGACCACGCTTTTAATGCACCATCGTTAAGTTCGCCATTGGATTTAATCAACGTAAATCTTTCGATATGTGTTTCTCCCTTAGCTGTCTGTAACTTGACTTCCAATTTACCGTAATCTTCGTATTTCTCGTCATTTACCTCCATGACCTTAAAAGTAGTAGTTCCCTCAGGAATCAATGTAAATGTGCTTTCTGCTAATTTCATTTTTGCCATGTTCTTAGTTCTCCTTTTTGATTCTATTTATTTTTAACGGGCACTTAGGATTCACAGTCTTTTTCGTAATGTCGATACCTCTATCTTTCTGCGGTAGAGCTTTACAGTAACTACGAAAAGATACATATCCAACACCCTTGGTTACACAATGTTTACAGTCTCTACATAACAACATCGTTGATCTCCTTAAAATACGCTTTCAATAAATCCGATGACTTCCTCACCTGAGCGATTTAATACAAGTAAGTATTGTGTGTTTTTATCACTCTCTTCAATTTCACCCTGAACTAAGTTAATATCAGATTTTTCAAGTAATCCGAAATCACAGTTATTAATACCGATTTCGATACGATCACCGATCATGTTTTCTCCTGTAAATACGCGAATAATATCACTCGCTTTACCGTCCGCATGATCTAAAACTGCTTTTGTCAGTTCGACTTTATCGTCTGTATCAGCTTTAATTAATGTTTCTACAAGAGTTTCAACGCGTTCTGGTACTTCTCCAACACCGAGCAAGTTACCGATTCCCTGAGGTACTTTCATACCTACACCAGCGCAGATAAGCCAACTATCACCGTTATCTCTTGTATAAATCTGTCCGTGTGTTCCTGTCTGCTTTAAAAACTTTTCAAATTTCATAGTTAAACCTCCCTAAAACATATCTTTAAAATATTTATTCATGCGTTTATTGGTCCTATTGTGACTTACAATTATACTTACTACGATTAATACGTATACCGCTAAACCTATAATTTCCGGTAACAGCACCAACCACCAGGACCATTCGATCTTTCCTAACAGCTTCATAGTTACAAAAATAATCGTTAAAATTTCACTAATCCCCATAATTACACCTCCACAGGGGAGATCTTAATAGAATAAGTATCTTCTCCTCGTACAGCGTAATCTTCGTAAATATTAGCCTCTCTCATAGCCTTTTCATCAGGTTTACGCTTAACGTTTACCGTTTCGGTTACATATTTGTTGTATATACCGGCTTCTTTCATCTTCTTATAAGAATCATCCGTAAGAGATAATCGACCTTTAGTTTTTGTACACATATAAGAATATTTCTTACCGTTTAACGTTGATCTTTTACCACCCTCTGGAATTTCTTCACTCATTAACGTTTTAATTTTTTTGTCAATGAGATCTAATTTTTTAATATCAGCCTGATAATTAGCTACTCTTTCTTTTGCTCTAGTTAACTTATCCGCGTCGCGTTCAATTTTCACATGAAGTTTTTCAGATTCTTTAATTAACTGAACTAAATCTTTATCATCTAAAGACTCATCGTCTGATTTTTTCTTAACCGTCTTAGGTAATTTGATTGTTTTAGTACGTAACACTTTGAGGATATCAGCGTCTCTTTTTTCGTCGTACTCAGGCGAAATACCCGTTAATACATTTTCTTTCCAGAATGTCATAGCTGGATCGATGTAAGATTCTTTAAACGTTGGATACGCCTCAGATACTTTAAACTCGACAACAACTGTATTATCTACATTAGGTACAAATGATTCAGGATCTTGATAATCCTTATCCTGTAAGAAACTACAAGTCATAACTACGTTGTCGAATCCTAATAGATAAGCATATAAACAAGCCTGTAATTTGTAATAGATCGGAGGTTCGACATTTCCGTCTGATCCTTTCCAATCTTCAACTCGTTTTGTTGTCTTAACCTCGACCACAAAGTCGTCACCCAGGAAGTCCCACATTCCACCGAGTCCCTCCTGATCATGGAAGAAATCTCCCCATGTCTTTTTAAAATAATCAGGACCATATACATCTGTAGGACTTTTAATCTCCATGAAATAGCGATCTCTTAAATAGTCACAAATTTTAGGCTCGATCACTTTACCAGCGATCGTATATACATTATCTTCAAATGGTTCTTCATATGTACGAGTCATTTCACACCAGGCACTAAATGGTGTACTCCATTTATTAAAACCTAAGATGCTAGCGAATCTTGTAGCCGTTAATTTCTTAGGTTTTTTCGGCGGATCCACCTTAATACGTCCATCTTTTAAAAATTCCATAAAGCCTCCTATTTCTTTTATTGCTCTGTTACTTTTGTACTAAATCCTTTTTTCTTTTTCGATTCAGTATCTTCCACCTTGTCAAGATCCTGGTTACCAATGTGCACAACCTCCGCTCCGATAAAGCTGATTGTTGCACCGTTGTTAAGATCTGTTACAATGTTCCACCCTGGTTTTAACTTGTCTACGCTGTAAGGTAATGTAGTTGTAAAAGCAAGTCTTAAACCGTTTTTTAACGATATGGCGTTAATATACATACTATTTCTCCTTTCTTAACGAATATTCGTTAATTTGTTGTAAAAAAAATTTAGCTATATAATTCCGCGATTGCTAAAGCTTCCATCTTAGAAAGATATACACAATTCGGAGGTAATAAGCACGTTTTCGTACCTTTTACTAAACTTACAAGAGTGTTACCACCCATTGTTAATGTACCGTTATAAACCCACGTGTCTATTTTATTTGTGTTATTATTTACGGTATATACTGTATCACCTACTACCATATTTATTCCTCCGCAATCTTTTTACCGATATCAATTAAGATGTCCTCAGCCTCAGTTTTAGTTACACCAGCTTTTACAGTTCTGGCAGTAACACGAATGTAATTATCATATTTAGCCTCTAATTCCTCAGAGAATACTACTTTATTCTCATCCATGTAACGCGCTCTCAGTTTCTTTAAACCGTTGCTGATCGCAGTACGCTGTGTTTTAGTTGCTTCACCATCCTGGTTAATCAATTCCTGTTTTGTATCTTCTCGTTCCGCTGGTGTCGCTGGTCGGTTTGATTTTTTAACCTTTGTTTTGGCTGATTTTTCCTCCACTTCTACAGGTTTATCCGTTGTCTCTTCGATACCATCACTTTCAATAATATCTAATGCGAGTAGATATAGATATCGTCTAACATACGTCTGGATCGCTCCGACTTTTTGAATTGGATTTTTGATCATACTCTCATCAGGTGCGAGCTGACTCATAAAATCAATCGATTCATCTGGATTATCTACGTTATAGATTGTAAGTGTAGCTACTTCATTACCGAATGTAATAATGTCAGCGAGTCCAACCTCTCTAAAGATTTCCTGTTTAGTTGGAATAATTTCATCTAAACGGAAATACTTAAATTCGGCGTATCTGTTCACGCCTTTTTTCTTTACACCCGCGTCAAGAAATCTTTTACGAGCTTCAATAAGTTTTCCATACACGTTCATAACGTGTGGATCCTGTGTTTCTTTTGTTGTTGCCATTATAACAACCTCCTTTTTTATTTTAGCGATCTTGCGTGATACCGTACGATCTATATTTATATATTTATCAATACGACGTTTCGCCATATCAATATAATAATCTAAATCGAGATCAGCTATCGTAAGTGTATTCTCGTTGTCAATAAAACAATGTCCTGGACATTCGGATATAACAGTCTCGGACCATATAGGAGGATCAACTGGATATACATCCATTTTTCCTGTTGTTTTATTTTTCTTACGTTTTTCTTTGATCCATTTACCTTTTACTACCTGTCCATATTTCAGATCTTTTACAGCGTAAATTCTATTTACCTTTTGTACTTGTTCGCGTTTACCATTAATATAATGATAAGATCCTTCATAAGTACCGCCGGTCTTTACGCTGACGCTCCCGTTGCCATTAACGGCATGCTCAAGCTCGAA